CAAATAAATGAAAATTTTGATAACGACGGAACTATAATAACTTTAAATACAGATGCACAATTTATATGCGAAATTTTAGATACACAGGTTCATAATACCGGATTAGTAAGTAACTCCGAAAAGATTGGTTTCTTAATTACAACTGATGTTGGAAATCTTGCTGATAATGAAACAAATATAATAAAAATAGATGATGTTGGATTTATAGGTCAGGATTATGCGATTGATTTGAGTGAAGTAGATATAAGTAATCTACGTCTAAGTTTAGGTGATAACTCCTATCAATCTATAGGATCTAAGGCAGTAAAGGTACCTTTAACCGGAAATTATTCAGAACTTCCGTTTAGCAATCATGTAATGTCTGTGTCTGTTTTAGATGTTGTCGTCGATACACTAAAACATACAATTTATCTAAAGGATGGTATCGGAGGTAATGTAATTAATACATACAATGTTAATGATTTAAAATCTATAATTAATGGAAGTAAAGTTGATATTATACAAAATAATAGTAATAAAATACAATTAAGAGGTCTTACTTACAGTAATGTTTATATTAATGGAGTTATTGCGGGAAATACATTAAGTTCTATGAATGATAGTTTAAATGGCGCATTCAATATGGATTTAATTGAATACAAAGAATTTTTAACATCTGAAGTTGGATTGAATAGTGAAGATGACATCCTCTCAGTCCAGGCCAATAATTGGTATATTTCTTATGGTGCTAGAACCACCCAGCAAATTTTAGTCTCTTCTATTGAAGCAGATTTAAAAGACCTACAACCATTCTATAATGGCGATTCATTAGAAAAAGGTCATGAATTTATATGGACCCACGATAATACTGGTTCATATATAATTGGTATCTATACCGGAACCCAAGAAGAAACAACAGAAGATAACATTTTTTCAAGCTTGAATTGGGGGGTTGGATTCAAATATGTAAGAAATTCTGCTAGAATTTCTGGATCAGCTTCGGTTGGTGTAACCATAAATAGTAATAATGATTTTACAAGCAACCAGTGGGATATTACAAATAATACCTCTTTAGCACTAAGATATGGTAATGATAACTATTTGTATCTACTAGATATTACAAGTGGTAGTGAAGTGATTATAGGTCGTTCTAATTTGACACAGATTGGTGATTCAGTTACTATTTTCTTTGGAGGAGAGAATCAACCTAATGCTAAATTCCCAGTTATGCAAGAGAGAAATGAAAGATGGACTATCGTTCATGATTTGGACAATAGTGAAAGCAACGAATGGATTGATGGTATTGAACCGAAAACTATATTAAAATCTAATATGTCTATATCTCCTGGAGAAAAATTTACATGGACTCTACCAGGTACTTGGTCTGGTAGATATTACTCTATTGGTTATACAGGCGCATCAACTGGAGTAAATTCTACAAATCTTGTGATGACTAACCGATGGAGGTGGCATAGCACGTATATACTACAACACGCAACATCACAAGGATGGATTATGAATACGTCTAATTCATTATATAATTCTGGAAGTGGTCAATGGAACCCTACACATAATAATTCAACTTTAGTTTCGTATAGACATTTATCAAACAATACATTAGAAATGTGGGATGAAACTTATGGAGAAAAAATTATGACACTTGGAAATGCAACTACAGGTCCTATACATCTTTTCTTTGGTGCGGAAGCATATGGTTCCACTTATTCACAAATTCCATTTTTAACTAAATATAGCATTGATGCTACAGAATCTTCTTCAAATGTAACCGCTTGGTATTATATTGAATCACCAGATGGTTCATTTTATTACCCATTATTTAAAAATGAATCTGAATCAAATTTTGTAGATACGGTCGAAGGTGGTGGTGGCACAAGCCATACACATACTTTCTTAGATGATCTATCTAATACTACTTGGTATATGCCGGACACAAACGGTGTTCATGCTGGTCCAACTGCTCCACAACATGGTGTATTTGGCAATAGTGTCAATGTATTATGGAATGAACAAGTGACTGGACCTGATTACGGATACGCTCCAACGTTCAATAACATTACATATATTGTTCAAGAAGGTAGTGCAATTAATATTCAATACAAGCCATCAGGAGATACTAATACGTATAATATTCAAAATGTTCCAACCGGATATGCTGACAATGGTTATTCTATAATAGGAACAGCAGAAGATATCTCTAATGGCTATGGTCAATCTGTTCAGCATGTTATTAATGTAACTAAAGCAAATAACTTTGGATCGGCTCAAGGAACTATTACTATTAATGTACTAGCTGATTTAGCTGGTAATGAATTTACTTTAGTAGATCAAGGTGGTGCAATTAAGTTTACTCAAGATGGTGGACTTACAGTATTAGATTTTAATACAGTAACATTTAATGCTGGTTCAACTTATAAATTTTATGTAGATGGACTAACATTACAAACTAATGACTTTGTTAATATAATAGATTCTGATGGCAATGGATTAACAAGTAATGATGGATTAACACAAAGTGGTGGTTCTGGTCCAGGATATGCCGGAACATATTTCCAATATGTAATTCCTTCAGATGTTGCACCAGGTAAGTTTATTAAATTTACTGATGGAGCAACTTCAACTGATTATGCGGATGTACCATTAGTATTGGCCGGTTCGTCTTATAGTATTTCAGTTACTGGAGTAACGAATGAAGGACCGGCTGATCTAACTTTGACAACTGAAGTTACAGATGACAACTGGTATTCAATAGATGAAAATTTATCTGCTGGAGAAAGGATAGTTATTACTGGAGCATTCCTTACAGATGTGTTTAATGAACTACAGATTGGGTCTAGCTTCATATTTGGAGTTAAGGACGGAGCTTGGGATAACACTCAAGATGGTAATTCTTCTTCCAATACAGGATTTGAATATGACCTATGTGTTAAATTCAAAAAGAGTGGAGCAAGTGGAGGTACTCTAAATGTAATGCAAGGTGGTGCTATTCAAGGTGCAAACGTTATTTACATAACAAGTATGCTAGCTGACTATAATGCAATAATTGAAATTACTGCTGATGGGAACAATATAAGAATGGGTGTAGCTCATAGTTCCCAAAATGCTAGTACTGATATTTATTCAGATTGGAATGCAGCTAAATTTGAAACTGGAGATCAAGGATATGGACTTACATCAATCGATGTGTTGGCGTTTTATGATAATGCTGGTTCATCTGTAGCATTTGATTATGATAATATAGATTGGACTTTATTGTCTGAGATTCCTACTCCAGTAGCAGCATCAAGTTTTGTTACCAATTGGACTAAAGCTATAGATTTTAATGGAGGTAGTGAATATTTAAAACATAATGCTACTTACGCTAATGCAGATAAGATGCCTTTAGGTATAAGTAATGGTACTTATATAACAAAGAATTCAAATCCTTTATATACAGCTACCTCTTCAAGTTCAAGACCTTGGGCTACTACGATAGTATTTAAAGCTGATGGTAATAATTCAAGACAAACTATATGGAACAATGGTGAAGGGTTTATTAGTAATCAAGATAACTTCGGATTAGAGATAGATTCTAATAATACGCTATGGTTCTATTGGAGTCATGGTGTAAATAGTACTTCTTCTAGCAATAGATGTTATGTACAAATTGGAATTGACACATCTAAATGGTATGGAGTTTATATAGCTCACAAAGGTGGGAGACTATCTAGTGCTGACGCTATACCTGCTAACCTAGGAGAATGTTTCGACATTAGAGTTATGAGTTCATCTGATAACTTTGCTAGTATTTCACCAAATAGGTCGGGTTCTAACTCAGGAGGTAATTGGCAGCAAACTGGTAGACGTATGGATAAGACAATCAATGGAGTATTTACAATAGGAGCTAGTGCAACTGCCACTCAGCCGTTCTACGGGAAGGTTGCTTCTAGTGTTATTACTACGCTTAAGAATAATAGTCTAGCTCCTTTGGAGGCTGAAATCAAGATGATGATAACAGACCCTATTAAATGGCAGATGTACTATAAGCAAGGTACCACATATAGATTAGCAGATTCAAGTTCTACTGTCTCTGTTCCTAGTGCTGTTTCAGTTGACTATAACTATGCTACTCAGATTCACTTAATGGGAGACTCTGTAGGTATTTACCCTTATAGTCACAGTGATGCTTACCCAGTTATCTTTAACAATCTACGCTGGGTTACAGCTACTAGGATGGTAATGCAGAATATGGTAGCTAATGATATAGAAAATGTTTCTATTCCTGGGTTATCATAAATTAGAATAAATAAATATACTTATAGCATTCTCTAATAAATATTACATTATGGATGAATTTAGTATAAAAGCTATTTCGCCTATTGATGGCCGATATTATAATAAATGTTCTAAACTTAATGATTATTTCTCTGAATATGGATTAATTCGATATAGACTAAAGGTCGAAATTGACTATTTTATGGAACTTTGTAAAGTTCTCCCTGAATTAAAAAATGTTAAATTTAAAAAAAGCGAACTAACTGATATCTATACTAACTTTGACCCCCTCGAAATCAAAAAGATTGAACGTACCACCAACCATGACGTTAAAGCAATCGAGTATTATATCAGGAACAGATTTAAACTCATTAATAACCCACATACAAATTTCATACATTTTGCCCTTACTTCGCAGGATATTAACAATACCGCACTCCCTCTATCTATATCTGAAGCTATGTCTGCACTTATACTCCCCAATATAACTAATATCATTACTAGTCTAAAAACTCTGGCAGAAAAATGGAATCATATCCCACTACTTAGCCAAACACACGGACAACCCGCATCCCCTACAAAACTTGGTAAAGAAATGATGGTCTTTGTCGAACGACTAGAAATACAATTCGAATCTCTTTCTAACACAAAACTTTATGCTAAATTCGGCGGCGCTGTTGGTAATTTTAACGCACACCATATCGCCTATCCAGAAATAGATTGGAGTAAATTCGCCGACAAATTTATCAATAATTACGGACTTAATCGAAGCAAATACACCACACAAATCGACCATTACGATTCTCTCAGTGGGTTATTCGATAATTTAAAACGTATTAACACTATCCTTATTGACCTATCTAGAGATATGTGGATGTATATTTCTAAAGAAGTTTTTAAACTAAAAATTATTAAAGGTGAAGTCGGTTCTTCTACAATGCCCCATAAAGTTAACCCAATTAATTTTGAAAACGCCGAATCTAATCTTATGCTCGCCAACACCCTTCTTGAATTCTTTTCAAGAAAACTACCAATTTCAAGACTACAGCGAGATTTAACAGATTCATCTGTGTGTAGAAATATCGGCGTATCATTCGGTCACTGTTTGATTTCTTATTCATCCTTGCTAACAGGTCTGGAAAAAATAGAAGTAAATAACCCAAAAATAGAATTGGATCTGACAAATAACTGGGTTGTTGTAGCTGAAGGTATTGTTTCTATACTAAAAAAAAATAATTATCCTGAACCATACGAAACCCTTAAAAAATTTACAAGAAATAATAATAATATAACAAAAGAGAATATTTCCGCATTTATTGATTCGCTATATATTACGCCTGATGTTGAATTAGAACTAAGACAAATCACACCATTTAATTATACAGGAATAGTTATGTAGCTATACTTAAACAATAGACACTATTACTATTTAACCATAATGGAAATTGCCCAACTACCACTTCCCGCTGATTGCTCTATTCTCTATTCAAGCAAGACATTTTATAAAATTAGAGTTACTAATATAGAACTATTTAAAATCCCAATTCGAACACCTGAATGTCAACGTTTTCTTGATAATAGTCATGTTAATGCTATTAATGAATTCCAGAATAAACATCTAGCAGATCACGATGAATTTTTTTTTCCGAATTCCATAACATTTACACTACTTGATGGTTATTTTGATATTATTGATGGTCAGCACCGTCTTAATTGTATCGAAAATCTTTCAAAACAATATCCAGATAAAATATTTGATGTTTTTTGTGATATTTATATTGTTAAAGACCTAGATGAACTAGAAAAAAAATATCAGGCATTGAATGAAAATAAAAAGGTTTGTCTTCCACCCCATTTTGTTATTTATAAATCTTTCTCTAAAAGGATAGAGGAATATATCAATAATAATTATAGTGTTTATCATAGTCGTTCTGAAAAACCTAATATTCCGCATTTTAATATGGACAAACTTTTTACTAAACTTGGAAGTGAAGAACTCGATCTTTCTAAAAAGTGCAAAGGTGATTACCGATTGTTTATCCACGAAATAGAAGTACTTAATACATTCTACCAGCAACAATATTCTAGTCCCAATATTTCTAAACATTTTGTTAATATTGAAAAATCTATTAATAGGTGTAAAAATAAGCAACCAAACAAACCGTTTGTTCTAGGTATTTATAAACAATTTGAATGGATTGAACGTATCCTGTTTAAAATTAAATCAGGAATCAACTACGAACAGATGGAACATATCCAAATTGGCACACGTGTTAAAATTAAAAAGGTTCTAAGGAGAAATGTTTGGAAAAAACATAATGAAACTTCCCTTATTGGTAAGTGTTATGTTTGTGATAAAATTATTGATTATGACAATTTTCAGTGTGGGCATATTAAAGCGGTGTTTTATGGTGGAAAAAATAGTCTAGACAATCTTGAACCAATCTGCCAGACATGTAATCTTGATATGGGTGTGCAAAATCTTGAAGAATATAAAAAAGATTATATTAATAATTGTTCCTAAAAATGTATTTAAATATTTAATTAAAATTTATTATAATGATTAATGATTCTGATAAAAACAATAAAAATGTGATAATGTCTGTTTATGATAAAAGTAATTTAGATAAAATAGCTTTATTTCTTCTAGAAAATGATTATAAAATATATTCTACTGGTGGTACCTATAATTTTTTATTGAAAACTATGGATACGTTTCATCATAAAAATATTATCAATATCCATACACTTACAGAATTTCCAGAAATATTAGATGGGCGTGTGAAAACACTACACCCTAAAATATATGGAGGTATACTTGCAGATTTAGATAAACCCAGTCATAAAGAACAGATTAATGCTTATAAAATCCCTATATTTTCGGTGGTAGTCGTAAATCTATACCCTTTTGAAAAACAGAATTGTATTGAAAATATTGATATTGGTGGTGTTTCATTACTTCGGGCTTCTGCTAAAAATTATAAACACGTGAATGTTTTATCTAATCCGGTTCAGTATGATTATTTTATAGATGATTATTGTCATCTAACCATAGCACACAGAAAAATACTAGCACAGGACGCATTTAAACATACTTCTGACTATGATAAATTAGTTTACGAGTTTCTATCATTAGACTAATATAAAATTGATTTAATTTAATATAAAAATGTAAATATCACACACAAATACAAAAGAAAAGAAATCACAATGTCTAACTCCGCAGCATACCTACAACTATTCCTTTTGGAGATTCGTTATTACGAGGAAGGAATATACAAAATTATAGAAGATATGGTTAGGTTTAAACCCAAAAGTAAGATAGAGCTACAACTCGCACTAACTAGATATTTGGATCCCAGATACAACGGTTATAATAATTATACTATCGGTCCACCTGAAATATGGAATACCTGTCTTATTACCGATATGTCCCATCTATTTGAAGAAGCTACAAAATACTTAATTAATCCAGATTACCTAAATATTAACCTTAATGGGTGGGATGTTAGCAACGTGAATAACATGGAAGGTATGTTTTCTCATTGTATCAAGTTCAATAGCCCACTTGATAAATGGGATGTTAGTAAGGTAACAACTATGAAACTAATGTTCTGGCACTGTGAACATTTTGACCAGAACATTAATAGTTGGGATACAAGTAGTGTTACTAATATGGATAGTATGTTTTGGCATTGTTATAATTTTAACAACCCTCTTGATAAATGGGATGTTAGAGGAATTACAATTATGCAATTTATGTTTGCTAGTTGTTACAAATTTAATCAAAATATTAATAGTTGGGAAGTTCAAGATGTAGGCAATATGAACTATATGTTTTTCAAATGTAATGAGTTTAACCAGTCTCTAAATAATTGGGATGTAAGTAGTGTTACTGAAATGGCAAGTATGTTTCAAAACTGTTATAAGTTTAATCAACCACTTGATAAATGGAAAGTTGATAATGTCGAACAGATGGAATACATGTTTAGTGGTTGTGAAAAATTTAATACAAATCTTAATACTTGGGATGTTTCCAACGTCCAAGATATGAAACAAATGTTCTTTGATTGTTATGATTTCCCACGTTCGTCTACAGATAGTTGGAATATTTTAAACACAGACATAGAGGATATGTGGTTGTGGTCTGGATGGTGGGTAGACGATTCAGATTCAATGCAATTATAGATATTATTATCATTTATATTATATTTTTTATTTAACTTGACATAAATGCCTTTATACTTACCACTGTATCTGTATTTGAAGAATCATTAATTACCTTTATTTTTAACAAACTTGCATTTACATTAGTAGTGCCGAAACGTAAATATCCATCTACAAAATAACCAATCGCAACTGGACCATAAAAATCGGCAATGTTAATTGAATCACTTATCCACATTTCTATATAACATAAGTTATCAGAAGTAGCTGTAGCTGGGGTTTGTTTTCCTGTTAAACTTATAGATTTTATATCTGTTACATCTATTATATTCGGCGACATATAGGATGTTTCTAAATTTACTGTTATATTATCTATTAGAACACTAGATGTTTTGGTTGGTGTGTTTTTTTGGAGCAACCCTAAAGCGGTTTCTATTTTTTTTTGTTGATAATATGCCATTATATTATAATAATATAATAATATAAAAATAATTTTAGCTTGTCATAAATGCCTTTATTTTAATAGTCGTATTATCGGTTGTAGAATCATTAAATATTATTAATTTTAAATATTTAGAATTTATATCAATAGTACCGAAATCTAAAAGTCCTTTTACAAAATAACCAGTAGCGACTGGACCATACAGAGAAGAAGGAGAAGTATTATCACTTAACCATACTTGTACATAACATAAGGTATCACCAGTCAAGGGAGTAGTAACCTGATACCCGGTTAAACTCATAGATTTGATATTTGTTACATCTATTATATCCGCCAATATATAGGATGATCCTAAGTTTACTGTTATATTATCTATTAGAACACTAGCTGTTTTGGTTGGTGTGTTTTTTTGGAGCAACCCTAAAGCAGTTTCTATTTTTTTTTGTTGGTAATGTGCCATTTATATTATAATTATATAAAAATATTTTCATTGTAAATAAATAAAATTGAATTCATTTATAATGAATAAAATAAAATATAGATATTTTAAATGTCAGAAACTGAAATAGAAACAGACACAGACACAGACACATACACAGACATAGACACAGATGAAAATAACTTCAATCAAATATTATTTGAAGAATTTTTAGACTATATGCGTAATGATTTAAAATTACAAAATGATAATATCGATACTGGGGGGTTATTTACTGATATTGATGATTACCAAGAAAGAATAGATGAACCTATAACCGATAAATTAACTATATTAGTAAAGGATAATAGAAGCAGTATTTATTGGGATAGATGGGGATGGACAAAACAAGATGCACAAGAATTTGTAAATTACACTAGAGTCTATGGAACTTTAGAAACTCCAATTACACTACGTATGGTTTTTGTAGCGATGAGTAAAGATACACACTACTCTCTTGATATGGTTCAATTACAAGCTCATAACTTTTTAGAATTTTATACTTGGAAAACACCGTGTGTTTTAGAATTCTATTATAGTAGTTAGAAATAAGAGTTAGTATAACCTATTATAACTTTCTTCTTAATAACTAATAAAATTTAATAAACTTACTTATATATATTTTTTTATTAATAATATCATTATGCAATCTGTATCAGTTGCTGAAATATACTTTTTTTTACAAGATATTTTATATTATGAAAAAGGTATCTACAAAATTATAGAAGATCAAGTTCGATTCAAACCAAAAACAAAAGAAGAACTTAAAAATGCGGTGGATTACTATTTTACAGATTCTAATTATAAAAAAAATAAATACTATCCTATGGAATTATGGGATACTTCTCTAATTACTGATATGTCCTTACTTTTTTCAGAAAATAAACAATTTAATCTAAATATTAATAACTGGAATGTTAGTAGAGTTACTGATATGTACGGTATGTTTCATAATTGTATCAATTATAATCAGCCACTAAATAAATGGGATGTTAGTAGAGTAACTAATATGGGATGTATGTTTGAGAGATGTAAAAAATTTAATCAATTATTGAATACTTGGGATGTTAGTAGTGTTAATTATATGATGTATATGTTCATATATTGTGTATCATTTAACCAAAACTTAGAGAATTGGGATACTCGTTCTTTAATAAATGATTTTAGAATGTTTGAGGGGTGTAAAAATATTAAATTATTTAGGAATCGGATATATGTTTAAGGTATATTAATATAGTTCTAATTTAATAAAAAAAAATCTAATCTAAACTAAACTATAATTTACTACATCACTATACTAATTACTCAACATCTTCACCCTTCATTTTCAAATACTTCAAAGCTCCAGCAGCATGTCGCAAAGTATATTTACTTCTAAGTTTCCAATCCGCACCTACTGCTTTTTCACTCATAAAATACAATGAACCACCCGGAACATCTAATGTTAATGTTTTACCTACAACATTACTTTTATGAAACCATCCAAATTTCATAGGCATTCCTTCACCTACTCTAAGACAAGAAACTACTACTCTTTCCGTATCCCCATGAGCACCAATTCCATTTTTTTTTACATCAGTATACTTATTACCTTCTACAATTAAATCTTCATCTTGCATTAAACTTTCAACTGTTTTTTTTAATTTATGAACTAAAGGAGATTTATCATATCCAATAATTGTGCCCTTTTTATTTTCATAATCTGCTTCACTACTCGTTTCCCCATAACACACATTTGTTCTTGCAAGTTTGTTCAAAACTTTTTTCCTCCTTGTATCCCAATATTTAGAATCCCACTCGTAACTCTCAAGTTCCGTCAAATAGTTTTCATGTTCATTTGTATCTAAAAAGTTTTTTACCAGCATAAAATAGGCTTCTTCTGGTTTCAACTTTTCCTCTATTTCTACACCTTCTAAAAGTTCATTTAAATTATGAATTTCTACATCTAACTTAAATTTGGTTTCCAAAATTTCCTTTGCATGTTGCAACCTTTCCAAATTCCAACCCTCTCCTTTATTCCTCATTTTACCAATAAATTCCATTCCAGTATGATTTTCTCCACCATTTCCTACCGTCAAAGAATAAGTAGGTTTGTATTCTACACTTTTTTTTGGTTTTGTCGTTTTTTTTGTTTTTGTTTTCTTAGTATTTTCATTTACCCATTCAATAAGAGTTTCCGCAAAACTTTCTACATCACGGTTCTCATTAATCCAACTTTGAATCTGATCATTTTGGGCACTGGTGAATTTAGACATGATTTTTGTTTTTATTTGTTTTTATCCTAATTATTCAATTTTTTTTTTATTTTGTTTTTTATTTTGTTTTTCAAAAGTATTTTAAAACGGTGGTATTTTGTTTGATAGATAGACTTTGGTTGTTGTTTGTTGATTACTATATTGTATTTTTATCCTAATTATTCAATTTTTTTTTGATTTGTTTAACTATATTTTTATAGTAAATCTAAGTTTTTTTCTATTTTCAAACCCCTTTTGCTTTGTTCTTTTACTTAAAAATTCAAAATATTTTTTAGATAAATGATACCGTTTATATAGATTTTTTACCTTTAGAGTTTTTCTACGTTTATACATAGATTCAAGCCTTACTTTCATTATCATCCCAACCTGCCAGATCCGTTTATGGCTATATTTTTGGGTTTTATATAACTTTTCTAATTTTCGTATTGTTTTCTTAACATCCTCTACTGTTGAATATTTTATAGGTATTGTATCATCTGGATTTTTATCTATATAAACATCAAAAGATAGTTTAGGGTTATCGGGATTATATAAAAATCTCTTTTTGGTACAATATTTATATGGTGAACAGGATGATTTCATAGAAAATCCCTTTATAGGTTTCGTGGTGCATTTTGTTTTTGAAAACTTTCTAGGCAATAAAAAAATTCTTTTATCCTTTCTTCTACATTTTTTTGTTTTATAGTTAGAATTACAGCAACTTTTCATTTATTATTTATCTATATTTTTTTTAGGAATACCACATAGTCTACTACCACAATGGTCATAGTTAGAATACATAAATTTAATCTGTTTTTGGGTTTCATTATGTTTTATGTTCCACCTGCCTAGTTTTAATGGCTGTGCTACAAACACATTTTTGATAGAGGAGATGATTTTTTGGGTTAGTTCAAGCATGATGTATTTATTCATATTTTATGATACATTTTCAATTTTATTTTATAAGTTTTAATATTTCTTCTTTCATATAATCAAGGTTAGGTTTCTTGAGAGAACTATAATCTATTTTTAGACTATCATCGCCCCAGGTTTGTGGTTGTTGCCCATTTACATAAACTGGGTAGGGCCAGTGTGAAGTAGTCCGTCTTTCTTCGAAATATTTTAGTTTTTTTTTCTTTTGTGTTTCTGTGTTTTTTTCATTTTGTTTTGGTAGGTAGCAGACATATTGGACGATCCGTTCTTCCGAGTTTGGTTTTCCATATTGGTTTTGGTGGAATACCCTAGAATCCCATAGAACAAGTGCACCAGCAGGAACGGTTAGTTTTCGGTGTCTTTCATTAATAGTCTGGAGGTAGTCTTTATCTATTAGGTTCCAGTTTTTGGTCCCTGTAATTTTTCTTTCTTTAAAGTATTGTTCATGTAGTTTATGAGACCCTTTGTAAACCCTTAGAGTTCTTTCTTCATTTGAAGTAAGAGCTACAAATCCCTGGTAGCATTTTAGACCTTTCGAGTTAGCCGCCTGATCTGTATGGGTCCAAATATTATCCTTTTTTTTGCAGTTTTTAGGGATATGACAAGAACCATCAAATGATACCGATAATTCATCTGTTTCCCACACATTTTTAAAGATTTTTATAACATTCTGATTCGTCCTGATTTTCCAAGAGAATTCTTGATGTCCTGCTTCGTGGTGTTTAAAGATACCGTGAGGGTCTATTTTACTATGAATTTTATCCATATCTTCGACACTATCCTTCCATTCGTAGAATAGTTGTTTTGCTTCTTCTACCTCTTGTGGAGATAGAACATCTTTTATAACTACATATCCGTTTTCTTTCAGTTTTTGTTTTATGGCATCGATGTTGAAGATGCGGTGAGTCATGGTTGTAAGTAATTTTGTTTAAAATATAAAAAGAAATCAATTTTTTTTATTAGGCATTTGTTTTTTATAACTATAGATACTATCAGAATAGTTCTTAATCTTTTCGTTTAAATTATAAGTAACTGATGAATAATTTTGACGGAGTTGTTTATTATATGTTTCAAAATTCTCCTTGGTAAGTTTAGTTTCCATTATTACATATCATAAATATTTTTTTAAATGTATATTTAATGAAAGTAAAACTAATTAAAAACCCATTCCTAACCCCCAGAGAACAAAAATACTGTAGATGTCTCGTTCATGTAAGAACTAAAAAGATTAAACCCTATGGTATCTGTACTAATAGTGTTTATAATCTACAGAAAAAAAAGAGAACTAAAATTGTTTATTGTAGCAAAAATTATGATTTTGAATCTTTTACTGTAAAGGAACTTAGACTTTATGCAAATGAAAAAAAAATTAAAACTAGAAAGAATAAAAAGTTAATGAAAAAAAAAGATTTATTAAAATTAATCAAAAGAAAAATGAATAAAAAATATAGTAAGTTGTAAAATATTTTTTTTTTAATAATAATAA